GAAGAAGTGTCCTTTGAACCGGGACGTTTTGTTCCTCTGGTCCACCCCCTCTACCCACCGGGCGTACACCTCGTTGCGCCCAAATCTCGCCTCCCCGGCGTCGATCTGTGCGTGCAGGCTCGACACGATGTGTCCGGCAACCCTTCCTCGGAGATGACCCGACACTCGCCCACGACCCACCCCTGTCATTTGCATCTGCACTCTCACCGCCCCCATGACGGCGATATCCAGAAGGGCGCGGTTGGCCGCTTTCACTAGCCGGGCTCCCGGATTCGTGAAGACCTTGCCTTTCATTGTGATCGTCTCTCCCGCCATCAGAAATAAACCTCCGATGTGACAGAAATGGAGCGGTATCTATCCAGACTTGAAAGGATGGCGACCGAATCAAAATCACTTGGAGGAGTGCTTGCCGAGTACGGGTACTGTAAGGGCGTGTTCGCGGAGTCCCGGTCCCGAAAGAAGACCCGGCCGAGATCGAGGCAAGCCGAGACAACGAGAGGAGGATATTCGTAGGTGCTGACATTTACGCCGCCTGAATGGGTCGCCGCCGTCGTGCCGTTAACTCCTCTTTCGACTGTCAGTGTGTTGCCACTGATTGACGTTATGTACAACTGCTCGGAGTCCACCAATATCGTCTCAGCGGGCCCGAGATCTGACGCACTCGAAACGCTCACCGATGTCGCCGTCGTAGATCCAACGGCATCAGCGGTTGTTATTATGAGGGTGTCGTTTCCATACCCCCACTCGCCAAGGATGGACAAGGTCTGCTGCCCCGCATTAAAGGCCTTGGCGGTGTCCTCGTTCAGCTTGATTCTCACCTTGGGATTCGTGTTGTAGGGCTCCAGGAAATAGTCGTTCGCATACCCCTCCGTGAGGGTCTCGCTGGTGCTCCTGTCGGTGGCGTCGTAGGACGTGATCGTCGTGGCGGATATAAGCCAAGCATCCAGCGGAACGGCGGCTTTCAGGACTTCTCCCACCCCAATGGTGCTGTAGTTTTTCATCGGGTACAGCAACTGTGGGGTGTCCCTGAGGGAACCCAACCCCATGTCAAAATAGCGGGTTTCCGTCCTAGGACCGAAGGATTGCATGCCGACGTGGTGGTCGATACGCGCCGATGCGGCTTCCACTATTCTCCTTAACACCCCGGCGTCGGAGGTCCATCCGGAGGCGTAGGTTGTGCCAGCCAAGTAGTCCCTCAGATCGTCTGTGCTTGCGTAGGTGTGCCGGGTTGCCATCTATTTGTTTTCCTCGGTCTTTTTGGCTTTGTTCTTGGGCTTGGAGGCTTGCTTGGTCTCTACCTTCTCGAAATACTCGGCATAGTCCGTCGCGTCCTTTGCAGGTACGTCGTACTCACCACCTAAAACATGCAGAACGCCCTTTAGCGTGAATGTCTTGATACATCGAACTTTCATGTGTCACCTTTGGGGAGCTAGGGGGAGAAGTCCATTAAAACTCCCCCTAGCCCCGTTCTGTCATCTATCTCTAGCTTGCGGCGGCTCTGCACATCTTGAAAGCGGCGGCGAGGGTCAATTGTCCGTCACCCCTTCTGCTCGCAAAGAATCCCACCTGATCATTCTCCATATACAACGAATCGTTACGTCGGAGAGTGAAGCCGACCCTATCGAAAATAAAATACTGCTTGAGGTCGCCGAAAAGGGCGATCCTCTCGGTTGCAGTAATAGTTGCACCAAGACCGCTGGCAGAGTCCACCATCGAGTTGGCTTTCCCCAAGATGAAGTCTGTTGGTGCGGCCGTGAGGCTGGGGATCTGGTGAACCCCTGCCGCTGTCACGGCTATGCTCGTGATCAGGGCCGCAATTGCGGACTTCATAATCCAACTTGCGTTTGCGCGGTGCTGGGCCTCAAGGGTGTAATAGATCCCGATGAGGTCTGCGGCCACGACACTGGTGGCATTTGCCATCGTGTAATCGTCAGGAACTTGGCCACTGCTAGAGGACATTATCCCGGCATATTGAGTCGTGCCGTTTCCGCTGATTATTCCCACGTCTTCAAACCTACCCGCGGCTTCCTGGAATATCTGCGAGAGCATGGTGGGGAGGTTGATGGCACTGTCGTCCAGGAGTTCTCGCGTTACCTTGATAAGACCACCAGACTTCTCAAGGGAAAACGGAATCTGAGAAACTGCCGGAGTCTGGTCGCTATAGGCCGCCTCTTCCGCTATAGCCGCCCAAGTTGCCGAGGCAAGCGAGGGGACGTAGCCGTCCTTGCTGGCTACCCTGATAACGTTGCAGAGAGGACGCAACACACTTCCGGGCACTCCCGGATCGTGTATCACTTGGTTAATAAATTCCTCCGGAACGAAAAACCCGCCCTCTACGTCAGAATCTTCTTGCATCGCTTTTGCTTCATCGGGCGTCGCATTCTTCCAGAACGCCTGCTCAGACGGTGCTTTCATCCACTTGACGAATGTGTCCTTTTGGAATCTAGCGTGTTCTTTGACGTTTGGTCCCATTTGGTCCTGCACCCACATCGGCTGGGCCATGGCTGGTAACCCTTTCACCCACGTCGCTGGCTTGTAGTCAGCCTTCATCGTGGCGGTGGTGTCCCCGGGGTTGTAGTTCTCCACGTCCCTCGATGCCACGGGCACCGTGTTCATGGGGCGGCTAAATTCGCCTTTCAAGACTTGCAAATCCGACGCGGCCTTGTCCATGGCGTCGGCGGTTTCCATCTTGGACTTTGCGTCCTCAATGATTCTGTCCATTTCGTCGATTTTGCCCTCTTCTAGGGCGTGTTCGGCTCGCTCGACGAGAGCGTTGGCCTCTTCTCTAAGTTGCCGGGACATAACGTCCTCCTTAATACTTCTTCGGCTTCTTTTTTGGTTTCTTGGCTTTTATCTCCATCTGTGCCCTAGTTAGGGACAGACGGGCGCGGGCCAGTTCCGTATCAGAGGCGGTAGCGTCCGTGTCCGGGGCGGTTTCCTCCCGCGTTGCTGGTTCAAATAATATACCGCGATGGGATCTGCAAAAACTGCGTCCCTCGCTCTCACTCCACTCCTCTCGTGGCAGATGGTAGGATGCGATTTCCCATTCGCCCGATTCTTTACCGCGACCCCACACCAACTCTATCTGCTTGCCGTCGTATTCCCCCTCCTCTATTGTCTCCGTCGTCGTCCGGAACTGATCGAAGCTTTCCGGGTCGTGCACCCGACAAGCGTGGAAGTTGGGGAAGGGCTTGGCGTCGGTCTTGAACAGGGAACCCTCGGGGTCCGGCTCTATGTGTTCCACCGTCTTGGTGACCCTCCATGATCCGGCCTCCTCGGCCTTGGCGGACAGAGTCCCGGTGTCGGGAGATGCCCCCCTGATGACCGTGGAAACCTCCACCCAATCGAGATCGTTGATGACGCGGGTCACGTCGGTGCCGCTTCTCTCCATGGACACGGCTCCCTCGGGTACGTTGAAGCCGACGCTCCATTGTCTGACGAATTGTCCGGCAATATTGGAGAAGGCGTCGCGCCCCGATTCGGTGTCCAGGTTCATTTGCATGGTGGCGTGGAGCCTGTGCTCTTCTTCGCCGATCTCCATGGGATAGGCGGTGATGACTTTTCCTACAACCTGTGATTGGTCGTGTCCGGCCAACACCGGGATCGGGAGGTTGCTTTCGATGGATCTGTCGAAGGCCGTGGGGACGATGATGTCGCCGTCCGCGTCCTTCAATCCCATCGTGTTGACGAAAGCGGTCACCACGCCCTGCGCCTCGTCAATCACTTTAACCTCGGCTTCGAAGTATTTTGTCTCCGTCGTCATACCGTCACTCCTTCGGGTTGGTAAGCCCTTGGCATCGGGCTCCAGTTCAGGGTCCCGTTCGGATGGTCGTTGATGTTTCTCGCGTCTTCTACGTGGTACACTTGCCCGTTTCTCTCGATGCAGGTTCGCCCATAGGGATCACCGGGGTCCACGTAGGTGTCCCCCTCATCCCCATCGACGTCGTCCGCCCTCATATATTCGAAACCTTGAGTGTTGAAATGGGCGAGTGATGATAGATTCTGAGACCGCATGACCTCGGTGCGGGCGATAAGTCTGGCCCTCACTTGGGTCTCGCTCAAAGTGGCCCGTATTCCGGGGAAGTTCTCCGCGGGCACCCCCCGGGCCAGTTGCTCTATGGAATATCCCCGGCGGAGGGAAGTCTCGACGGAGTTCTGCACCACCTTGCTAGTGGAGTTCTGTATCATCTTGGCGCGCGTTCTTCCCGTGTTTATTATACGT